AGCAGTGTTTGCATCTCCTGTTGTATTAGCACCTAATGAATTTGTACCTACAGCGGTATTATCACGAGCTGTTGTATTGACGTCTAGTGACCCATGACCAACTGCTACATTTTCTACACCTGTTGTGTTTGTCCATAATGCTTTGTAACCGACAGCAGTATTATAATTTGCAGTTGTATTATTATGTAATGACAAACGACCAACAGCAGTATTATAAGCACCTGTGGTATTAGCACCAAGTGCTCCACTACCAAGACCAGTATTATTAGCACCTGTAGTATTAACATCTAAACAGTAATAACCTATAGCAGTATTATCATTTGCAGTTGTATTAGCTTTTAAAGCATCTCTACCTACAGCAACATTACCTGCTCCAGACGTATTAGATTGCATACAATTATAACCAATTCCAACATTATCATCTGCTGTATTAGCAGCTCCAGCATAGTATCCAACGAATACTTCACCATTACCACCAGCTCCACCGCCAGCATGTCTACCAACACCTACACATTGACCACCTGTTTTATTTTTTAAAGCGTCATATCCAACAGCAACATTATTCTCTCCTGTTACGCAAGAGTATAAAGCAGTATAACCTACAGCTGTATTTCTATTGGCAGTTGTTATTGCATTTCCGGCATAACTACCAATAGCAATATTCCAACTACCTGTTGTATTGTCTTCTAATGCTTCTCTACCTAAAGCAGTTAGATGGTTTCCAGTTGTAGCTGTCTTTATTGCTCCATAACCAACACCAGTATTGTAGTGACCTGTAGTATTAGCACCTAAAGCACTTGTACCAACTGCAGTATTAGTAGTACCAGTTGTATTTGCAAGTAAAGCACTAGTTCCTACCGCAGTATTATAAGAACCAGTGCTGTTTGCCTTTAATGCAGAGAAACCAGCAGCAGTATTATCAGCACCAGTTGTATTTGCTTGTAATGCTCTAGATCCAATAGCAACGTGTTCAGCACCTGTTGTGTTTGCAGTTAATGCATCGTCTCCAACAGCAGTATTATAATTTGCTGTTGTGTTTGCATCTAATGCTTCCTTACCAATAGCAACATTACCACCACCTGTTGTATTATCTGCTAAAGCATTCCTACCAACAGCAGTATTACCAGCACCTGTTGTATTCTCTGCTAAAGAACTTTGACCAATTGCTACGTTATTACTTGCAGTTGTGTTTACTTGTAATGCATTACTACCAACAGCAGTATTATATTCACCTGTTGTATTATCTTTTAATGAATAATAACCGATAGCTGTATTTTTATCTCCAGTTGTAGAAGTGGATAAAGCACTCTGTCCTACAGCTGTATTATTATCTGCAGTTGTATTTGCACTTAAAGCACTTTTACCAATTGCAACGTTACATTGCCCTGTAGTATTAGCATCTAATGCGGTAGAACCGACTGCAACATTATCAGAACCAGTGCTATATCTTAGTGCGTCATAACCAACAGCAGTACAGTTATTATTAGTTGTAACGTTTGCTAATGCACGAGTACCTATTCCAACATGACTATTACCTGTTGTAGCAGAATTTAACGCAGCATAACCAACTCCTGTATTAGAACTTGCTGTTGTGTTTGCATCTAAGCATGCGCTTCCAATTGCAACGTTATAGTCTCCTGTCGTTATTGCTGTACCAGCATCTTTACCAACAGCAGTGTTATTAGCTCCTGTTGTGTTTGCTCGCAGTGCATAATAACCAAGACCAGTATTACTAGATGCGGTTGTATTTGCTTCTAATGCACGATAACCAACAGCAACGTTTTGAGTTCCTGTTGTGTTTGTTAATAATGAAGAAGCACCTAAAGCAACATTATAACTTGCAGTTGTATTAGCACCTAATGCACTATGACCAACAGCTACTAAGTATGCTCCAGTTGTATTTACATCTGCTGCTTGATAACCAACAGCAGTATTATAATTAGCAGTTGTATTTGAAATTAATGCATTCTTACCTACAGCAGTATTAGATGCTCCTGTTGTGTTTGCACCTAATGTAGCATAACCAAGAGCAGTGTTATTACTTGCTGTAGTAGTTGCAGTTAATGCACCTTTACCAACAGCTGTATTATTATCTCCCGTAGTTATTGCAGTGCCAGTATCATATCCAAGTAAAGTATTATCAGTAGCATCTGTTCCACTAAAGCTATCACCAGCATTAGACCCTAATACAGTATTATTCTGAGGATCACTAGGTAAATCTATAATTAAGCGACCCGTACCTGTATCTTTAATGTACGAATTGCTACCGTCATGATATATCTCCAGATCCGACGAACTTCCGACCAAAAGTTTTTTATTATCAGGTAACTTAAATCCATTACCATCAAGACTGAAAGTTTGAACTCCATCAGCAGTGAAACCCATTGTTCCACCAGTTACGGAATATAGCCCCGTGTCATTGTCTGTGCCGAAGGTAATACTTGGAGCAGTCGCCGATCCAGCAGGGAACTCCGTACCTACTGTGACATAGTCAGCACCCGCTAAAATTACACCAAAAAAAGCATGCCCATTAGCTGGAGCAGAGCTAAATATAATATTTCCTGATGATAACTTAAAGCCCGCACTTCCTGTTGGGTCAGGTTCCTGGATAACACCATTGACCGATATTAGTACTTGCTGAGTATTAAGAGGAAAAGGAGATGGCGCAGCCCCATTTACCTGTAAAGCGAATGTAGTATCACTACCATCGAAACCAGAACTTATATCATCGATAATTCGATAACCGGAAGTCGCAACTTGTAAGTCATTCCCAATATACATTTGTATTTAGTAACTTGATTATCTTCTATTGTATTCCGTCCTTATTCAGCTTTACTTAGTATTAGGACCAGATTTAGATGGAGCAGCAGGCCAATTAACAGAATCGTAACCAGAACTGGCGTAAGATTGTGGGATATCTCTTAAAGCTTGCCTATATGCCGCCCACGCAGCTTGATCGACAGTACAACCAGGAGTCATTGTCCAGTCAGTGGTCCAAAGTAAATAATCACGTTTTTTACGAATAATGACCCAACTAGTTTCGTCTAAAGCTAAAATTGTAGTATCAAACTTTTTATCAATCTCTTCCTTAATGGCTTTAAATTGCTCTTGAAGAGAACTAATATCACTAACAGTAGATAATCCCATGATCTTTAAGTCTGATCAAGATAGCTTACTGTGAGATCTAACGCACTTGCTGTGTCAGCCCGTGCTCTAAGTACATCAGAGGATTCTAAAATAATCTTACTTCCTGTAATTAATTCTAAAGAAGAGCCAGCTGGCACTGGTACACTCTTTAAAAGATAAACATCATCACCACTACTAGGAACTAAATACACATCAACGTTTGCATTAGTACTTGTTTTATTAGCAACTAGAGAGTTGAGAATAATAACAGTCGAAGTGTTACCAGCTGTTAATACATTGGCGTTGCTACTACTTACAGCATCTGTAACCAAACTAGATTTAGTTGCCTGTTTGAAGGTATTTGCCATATCAACCTAAAGCGACGATGAGAGCGATGTTGTCATTGGAATTAAATAGTCCATTCACAGTTAGACTTCCTGAGATAGAAGCATTACCTGGAATAGTGACTGATCCCGATCCATCTATTGTAAGCCTAGCAACGCCTCCAGTTACTACTGCTATTTGATCAGCGCCAGTAGAAATTATTCCTGTATTAGGATCACTAGCGAATTTTAAAGCGCAGCTTGTTAATGAACCCAGACCAAAAGCTGCGTTAGTGCCATCTTCTCTTAAGAGGGCGATGCCTCCAGAAGTAGTGCTGTCATGTATAACACAAACCTTTTTATCTGTGTCAACAGTGACTTCACCTACAGCACCAATAAAAGTGGATGTTTGGGTAGTTGATCCTCGACGGAGTTGTACTTGAGTTGCCATAAGACTATCCTAATGCAACTGCTATTGCAGTCGCGAAACTTTCAGTGGCCATAGTTCCAGAATCATCTGGCAGTGTAATAGTTCGATCCGCTGTTGGATCAGTTACTGCAAGAGTTGTTTCATAAGCATTGGCCGTAGCACCTTCAAAAACTAATGGACTAGCTCCAGAAAGTACTGCACCTGTTAAGTTAATACTACCAGTTAAAAGAGCAGCATTAATTGTTGGTGAAGTTAAAGTTTTATTTGTTAGAGTTTGAGATCCAGCTAAAGTTGCAACCGTAGAATCAATGGCATAGGTAACTGTTGATCCGGTAGCGCTAGTATCAATTCCGGTGCCACCAGTGAGAACTAATGTTGCAGAATCTAAATCAATAGCAATTGAGCCAGAATCAGTTGTAATATCTAAGTCCTCAGCTGTAACTTTTGTATCTACATAAGCTTTAATACTTTGCTGTGATGCAACCTTAGTAGCTGAATCACTAGCCATGTTGTCTTCATCTAAGAAAGCATTTCCACTTAATCCTGTATTTAAGACAGGACTGGTCAAAGTTTTATTAGTAAGAGTCTGTGATCCTACAAGAGTTGCGACTGTTGCATCTATCGCAAAGGTGGCTGTAGTTCCTGAACCACTGGTATCAATACCTGTTCCACCAGTAAGAATTAAAGCCTCTGAATCTAAATCAATATCAATATTTCCAGAATCAGTTTGAACATCTAAGTCCTCAGCTGTAACTTTTGTATCTACATATGCCTTAATACTCTGCTGAGTAGCTAAATGAGTAGCAGAGTCACTCGACATATTATCTTCATCTTTAATCGAAGTACCTGAGATAGTGCTATTTAAAACAGCACTGGTTAATGTCTTATTCGTTAACGTATCTGTAGTAGCTAAACCAACAAGTGTATCTGTTGCATTTGGAAGTGAAATAGTTCTATCTGCTGTCGGATCAACAACAGTCAATGTTGTCTCATAAGCATCAGCAGTACTACCTTCAAAAATAAGATTCGAATCACTAAGAAGAATACTAGTAGCAATAGGAGCAGTTATTGTTTTGTTTGTTAAAGTCTGAGCTCCAGTCAATGTCGCAACTGTCGAATCAATGGCATAAGTAACAGTTGTACCTGTAGCACTAGTATTAATTCCTGTCCCACCAGTAAGTGCTAAAGCTTCTGAGTCAAGATCAATATCAATATTTCCAGAATCTGTAGTTATATCTAAATCTTCAGCAGTAATCTTCGTATCAACATAAGCTTTAATACTCTGCTGCGTGGCTAAGTGAGTTGCTGAATCACTCGCCATATTGTCTTCATCTTTAATTGAAGTTCCAGATATGGAACTATTTAAAACAGGACTAGTTAATGTCTTATTTGTTAATGTTTCTGTAGCGGCGATTAAAGAAACTGTTCCATTAACATCCTGAACAGTTAATGTTCTAGTAGTACTTCCTGATATACCTGAACATTCAAAAGCTAATTGTTTCGTATTATCTGAATTATCCCGAATACGGAATCCACTATCATCAGTTACGATGGCACTAGATGTAAGTGAGCTAACGCCAGCAATAGTAGTTGCACTACTGCCTAAAGCAATACCAGTAGTTCCTACAGTGACAGTACTATTAGCAAGTTGAGCATTAGGAATAGAACTTGTTCCAAACGCGCCAGTACTTGAGTTATATGTAAGACCTGAACCACCAGCTACACTTAGGGACCCAAGTAATGCAACAGTTCCTGTTGAATTAGGAATTGTAATAGTGCGGTCAGCAGTTGGATCAGTAACAGTTAACGTTGTCTCATAAGCGTCAGCTGTAGCGCCTTCGAATACAATTGAAGCATCACTTAAAGTTAGTCCTGAAACCCCTGTTAAGGTCTTATTTGTTAAAGTTTGAGTTCCAGTTAATGTTGCAACTGTTGAATCAATAGCGTAAGTAACAGTTGTACCTGTAGCACTTGTATTTATACCCGTACCGCCAGTTAGTACTAAAGCTTCTGAATCTAAATCAATATCTATATTTCCAGAATCAGTTTGAATATCTAAATCTTCTGCAGTAATCTGAGTATCAACATAAGCTTTAATACTTTGCTGAGTAGCTAGATGACTAGCAGAATCGCTAGACATGTTATCTTCATCTTTTATTGAAGTTCCTGAGATAGTACTGTTCAACACAGCACTGGTTAATGTTTTATTTGTTAAGGTATCTGTAGTAGCACGGCCAATAAGCGTATCCGTTGCATTAGGTAATGTAAGAGTCCTATCTGCAGTTGGATCAGTAACAGTTAATGTTGTCTCATAAGCATCAGCTGTAGCACCTTCAAATATGATGGATCCATCACTGAGAATTAAACTAGAAACAGTAGGTGCAGTTAGTGTTTTATTTGTTAGAGTCTGTGAGCCAGTTAATGTTGCTACTGTTGAATTGATTGCATAAGTAACTGTTGAACCTGTAGCACTAGTATCAATACCTGTTCCACCTGTGAGTGTTAAAGTCGCAGAATCTAAATCAATAGAAATTGATCCAGAATCAGTTGTAATATCTAAATCTTCTGCAGTTACTTTTGCATCTACATAAGCTTCTGTTGCAATTGTTCCATTGGAATTCGGAACAGTCATAGTACGTGTCGTACTTGTGGCAATTCCAGAACATTCAAAAGCTAACTGTTTTGTATTATCGGAATTATCTCTAACACGAAATCCATCATCGTCAGTTACAATTGCATCACAAGTGAATGAACTTACACCGGTAATAGTAGTTGCACTGCTGCCTAGAGCAATTGAAGTACTACCAACAGTAACCGTATCATTTGCTAATTGAACATTAGGAATAGAACTTGTACCGAATGCACCAGTGCTCGAATTATATGTAAGTCCTGAACCGCCAGCTACACTTAACGATCCTAATAAAGCAACAGTTCCTGTTGAATTAGGGAACGTAATAGTCCTATCTGCCGTAGCATCAGTAACAGTTAATGTTGTTTCATAAGCGTCAGCTGTGGCGCCTTCGAATATGATTCCTGAGCTACTTAAACTAATCGAATTAGCTGCGCCAGCCGCACCAGCATAAACTGTTGTACCAATTAATGAAGTTGCTGTTAATGAACTAACTCCAGTAAAAGTCGTTGCAGTTGCTCCAAGACTTAAACTTGTACTACCAATTGTGACTGCACTATTGGCAAGATTACCATTAGCAATTGATGTCGCTGTTGTTAGTACTGTTCCAGTCTCATTAGGAAGCGTAACAGTACGATCAGCGGTAGGATCTGTAACCGTTAGTGTTGTTTCATAAGCATCAGCTGTAGCACCTTCAAATACAACTCCTGAACTACTAATGGCGACAGAATTTGCCGCATCGGCTGTACCAGCATAAAGAGTAGTGGCTGTTAAAGAAGTTAAACCTGCAATAGTTGATGCAGTAACGCCAAGAGCAATACTTGTACTACCTACAGTTACTGATGAATTTGCTAATTGAGCATTAGGAATTGCATCAGTATCTAATACTCCAGTAGACGAGTTATATGTAAGACCTGAACTACCAGCTACACTTATCTTCCCTCGAATATCTGAATCAGAAGGCCCTGTATAAGTTATAACCCCACTCGTATTGTTATAAGCTAAACTCCCCTCACCACCACTATCAGTAACAGACACCGAAGCCCTTGATCGAGCATCTGTATAGTAAAGATTTGTATTCTCTGTTAAATCAGCTGTTGTATTACCAGCAAAATCTAATTTATCCGAAGACGAATTTAATTCTTGGAATAAACCACTGACTAATACAAGTGACTTTCTAGTTGCCATGTTTCAGTCCAGCGCAGCTCAATTTATATTCCAGTAAAGAACTGTCATTGTATCTATCTTACCAAGGATATAGCCATTAATTCCTAACTATAGGTGCTTCTATTTTTACAATTAATTGAGTTGTACTAGATGCTCTACCTACACGAACTAAATATTTACCACTTCCAGTTGGAGGCGTTGTAGTTATAGACCCAGCGCTTGCCCCAGATAAATAGTAGTCACTAGCTCTAGTTAAATTCGAACTTGATAACTGTCCATGAGTAACAACATTGACATCTTGGCCAATTGCCTTCGAAGTTCTTGCAAATCCAATACAACTAGCTTTATCAACAGTATCATTTGCAATCGCCTTACCTATCTTTCCATCACTTGATCGAGAATAAACAGCTTCTCCTTGAGTAACAGCTTCAAAAGCTGGTGCTGTAAACCCAATAATGGAATAAATTGGCTCATCAGCTATCGTGGTTTTTAAGTCAATTAGAACACCGACTAAACCTTCAGCATTAGATTCATAAGGTTCTTGATCTTTTGCACCTGACATTAATCTAACCTAATAGGTGGTTCTATACGGATACTAAAAATAGAGGTTGTTGCACCTTCACCTACTCTTACAATACCCTGACCAGAAGATGAAGGAATCGTAGTTGATATAGCTCCTGCAGTTGAGGCACTTAAATAATAAATATCACCTGGATCAACAGTACTAGGCAGTGTTTTTACACCCGTTGTAATTACTTTACATGTCCCTGTAGCAGAAACCGCTGCATCAGCTAATCCAATAACATGACAATTCTCTAAAGAACCATTAGCAGCACTAGCTTTTCCTACTTGACCATCCGAAGACCTCATATATAAAGCATCTCCTTCAACAACATTTTCAAATGCAGTTGCACTAAAACTTACACGTGTTGGTGCATAACTAGGAAAACCCTCTTTTAAATCTATTAATGCGTCTACCAACCCACGATAATTTGGTTCATAAGGAACTCGTGTCTTTGTAAATGAGTTAGCATCTAACAGATCGACCAGAACTGTTATAGCACCCTCTACATTTGGTTCGTATCCTGTGGCCATAATCTTTACTTACTAAATATCATTTTAATTTGTAAACTCCTTTAGAATAGAAGAAGAGGTAAAAATGGTGTCTCCAGAATTAATCGCAGCAGTTTTATCAGGAAGTATTGGTGCTTTCGCTGGATTATCACGAGCACTCTCAAACTTTAATAAAAAATTAGACAAACGATTTGAAACAATAGAGCGTGATCTTGATACTTTACAAAATCGTGTGGTCTGTGATTATGTGTTAAAAGAAGATTTTCTAAGAGAAATGCAAGCTGTACATAATAAATTAGATCGCATTCTTGACCACTTACTTAGTCACAGTTAAACGGCAACCCAAGCAGTAGTCCCTAAATTGTACATATAAAGAGCACTATTAGTTTGATTGTAATGTAACTGTCCATCTACTGGGTTAGCAGGATATCCTGCAGCATTAGAAACAACTGCCTTAGTAGTTTGCCAGTTACTACCATCAAATATTTTATATATTTGAGTACTAGCTGTATCTAACCAAGACTCACCTTTACTAAGAGATGAAAAGCCAGAAGCAGAAGTATTTGGAGCTGTAGATCCAACAGAAATTGGACCAACTTTAATTAAGCCTGTTGAAGGAGAAGCTGTATTATCAGCAAAAAAGAGTCCAGGCTCACCGGCATTATTATTAATAGCCAACTCAGCAGAACCAAGACGAGTAGGATATGGCCTATCACGAAGAGTGCTAGAACGACGAGAAAGAATTTGTACAGCCATATTTAAACGTTAATGTAAAGATCAGAATCCACAACTGTATCCTGTCCGGTAATAGGACTATAAGTATCACTATCTATTGTACTATTTGACGCTGTATCTTCAATAGGAGTACCATTAATATATTCGCCAGCGTCTATTACACCTACTTCAAAATCTGATTCATACTCATCTATAGGCTTATCAACAATGCCTAGTTTTATATCCTCTAATAAAGTAGGAGATCGATTAAATAATTTATTAGTTAATGTGATCATTCGATTTGTTGTATTAACTGATTTTCCAGTACGACTTAAATTCCCATCTGCATCACGTTTCAAACCATCAGTAAGAGTCATTCCTATAACAGATGGATCAAAATCAGCAACTGATTGAGGCTGATTACGATTGCCAGTAATGCTCTTTCCTCCACTCCACTTAGTATTCTGCTGCGTTAATAAGAGTAATCCAAAAGCATCCTCTAATCGAGACTTTTCTTTCTCAAACTTCTTCTCAAAAGAAGCTAAACCAACCCCAACTGGCTTATCATTGGGTTCTAACAACCAAGAACGTACATAATCATGCTTTTTTAAATTACTAACAGTGCAATAACCACTCCCAGAGTCACTAAAAGGATAAATAACAGTAAAACTGTTCGGAGTAGGTACTGAAGTGACTGTATATTCACCAGAAATGGCATTTCCACTAGTAAAAGTGAGTTCTAACTTAGTATTAACCTCTAATCCATGATTGTCAATATTTACAGTGATATTAGATCCTGATTGAACGTATTTTGCAGCTAAATTAATAGGTTCATTACCTTCATCATGAGTGATAGCAAACATTGCTGCGTAAATATGTTTACACCAACGCATTTGATAATACATTAAACTCTGAACATCAGTTGCAGCAGTATCTTCATAATCAGGAAGCTGATAAAAATTATTTATAGCTACAAAACCTAAATCTCGAAATGTACCAGGGATATCTCTCTCATCACTTACTGTCCCATCAGATTGCAGGACACCACCTGGTTTTGTCGCTCTTACCGTTGTCCTAGGGAATCTATCAGAACGTAAATCACTATATAAATCGTAACTATCACGTCTTGAGAAATCCTGACAAGAACAATGCCAACGTAATTCTGTAGTTAAATATCTACCAACTAAAAATCCACGTTGTGCAGGTACAACAGTAGATGTAACTTCATTAATTGTTGTTGCGCCATAACTATCTTTTCTTTGGAAAATTATTTCTTTAGTAACTGCATCTAAGCCAGTAACTGTGTAGCCTACATAATTCTTATAATCACGACCACGTAGTAAACGACTGAGCGTTAAATTACCAGAAGTTGTTCCGCTCGTAATTGTTGTTAATGTAAATTGAGTAGTACTGGTAACAGTAACTGTATATCTACCAGAAGTGACATCGCCACTACTAACATCAATAAAGACCTTATTTCCTGTAGATAAACCATGAATAGAAGAGCAAGTAACAGTAACAGTAGAACCACTTCTTGAATATGTAGAAGAAATTCCAGGATCTTTTTCGATAATACGATCAGCTAGACGTTCACCTGAAAAGAAAGAAAGTTCTGTAGGAAGATAACGAAGGCGCACTCGTGTAGTGGTCCAACGGGAATCCCCAAATGTAGTCGATAAATAGTAAGTGACATTCCCACTGTTTGTAGCTGATGCAGAAGTTGTAACTGTAAATGTGTTTTGTGTAGTACTAACAATTGAAAGCGTCTCATCAACGCCTCCACCTGTAGAAATATCTAACCAAACACTTTCTCCAGGATACAATCCATGATCTTGTTTAGTAACAACAAGAGTTGTTCCAGACTGGTTATAAGTTCCACTAACTACATTACCTAAGTAGCGAACTCCAAGAATTGGTAATCCAAAATCATAAAAACTAAATGCGTCAGTATCGCGCATCCCAACCATCTGTTCGCCTAACTCTTGGCGAGTAGAAGGAAAAGTATAAACTCTTGCGGGTATAAAAACTCCAGGAAATTGTTGAAATGTAAAGTATAAACGATAGTCACCACGACGTTGTCTTTCTCCTGCCGTGGAGCCTAACATACTTTGAGTCATCGTATATAACTCATACCCTCTTCTCCAACGTGACCATAACGAGTCCGTATTATAAAATCTAATTTCACTATTTTTATAACTTCTTCCACCACTATCTGTTACTTTGAAAGGTCCACTACCATCAAGACCTTTTGAAAAGTCAGCCTTAAAATCTAATTTTGACGCAGATTTAAAACCACCAACTCCGAATGGCATAATAATATCTTAATAATATCCACCTTGAATATTACAATAGAAACCATTAGTCAATGCTGCAGTGCCACTAA